GTAACTGTTACAGACGCTGGTATAGGAACAGTAGAAGATCAACAAGTTTCAGCTGCAAGTAGTGCAGTTACAATTGCAGGATCCCCAGCAGTAGATCAACTAACTTACTTTCAATTATTTAGAGATGCAAACGCAGGTGGAGATACATTTAGTGCTGACGCAAGAGTTCTAGGTATTAAAATATTCTTTACTACTGATGCAGCTAACGACGCATAAGGAGAATAAAATATGTCTTTCGGTTATCAAGTTTTAGGTTTTGGAGCAGGCGCTGGTGACACTGCTATTACAGGACAATTTTTAGTTGTTGCTGGCGGTGGCGGTGGCGGTCAATACATGACTGGTGGCGGTGGCGGTGGCGGCCTTAGAACAAATTCAGGCAGTTCTGGTTCAGTTTTATTATCCGGAACTACTTACAACGTTGTTGTAGGTGCTGGTGGTGCTGGAGCTCAAGGTGTTGCAAATGCTGGAGCAAACAGTTCTGTCATTGGAACTGGTTTATCCGTAACATCAAACGGCGGCGGAGCAAATGCTCATAGTCAAACTACTCCAGCAAGAAATGGTGGATCAGGTTCAGGTGGTCAAGGATCACAAACATCAAATGCAGGTGTTGGAAACATACCACCAATTACTCCCGTAGACACAGAAACAACGACAGTTCAAGGAAAAAATGGTGGTCAAGGATCTGGTAATCCATACCCTACACAAGCAAGTGGAGGCGGTGGTGGAGCTGGTCAAGCTGGTACTAATGGTACTGCAGGAAATTCTGGCGAAGGTGGAAACGGAGCAGCTAATACAATTACTGGAACTTCAGTCGTTTACGCAGGTGGAGGCGGCGGTGGAGCCGGCCCAGGTGCAAGTGCAGGTACTGGCGGAACTGGTGGCGGTGGAAATGCAACTGCTGGTGGCGGTGGAACTCCAAAAGCACAAGATGGAACTGATGGCTTGGGTGGTGGGGCTGGTGGCTCTCCCGATGTTGGAACATATACTAATGCAGCAGGCGGAGACGGTGTTGTATTTTTAAGAGTTACAGACGATGTAGCTTCAGCAGCAACTGTATCAGGTTCTTCAACAACAAGCACAAACGTAGGGGGTTCAGGAGAAACCGTAATTAAATGGTTAGGTAATGGATCTATAGTAATAGCTTAATTATGACAAAATATTTTGCAAGACTTAATGAATTTAACATGGTAATTGATATACAATTACTTTCCGATAACGTTGCTACAGATGAAAATGCAGGAATTGATTATTTAGTTGATAATTCAAGTGAGTCTAATAGAGAAAAATGGAAACAATCATATAAAGATGGTTCGATAAGAAAAAATGGTGCAGCAGTAGGTTATACATATGATGCATCTAAAGATGCTTTTATAGAACCTAAACCATACCCTTCTTGGGTTTTAAATGAAACTACATGTAGATGGGAAGCACCGGTTGCTAGACCTCAAGACGAGTCAGGTGAGTGGACAAAAGATACATGGGACGAAGACACTACAAGTTGGATCAATAATTTTTAATAGTTAAAGTACTAGACTTTTTTTAAAAAAAATATATAAGTACAACATGAAAGAAAAAATAACAGATAGTTATTTAAAGAATTTTGAAGAAATAAAAAAAGAATTATTTAGTCCTTCTTTTCCTTGGTACTATCAAAGTTTTGTTGCATATGATGTTGATAATGATTTAGGTAACTATTATCATGTTCATACCATTTATGAATATCCTAAAGGTATTTTAAGTGACAGGTATGAATTATTTAAACCAGTGTTAAAAAAATTAAAAGCTAAATCTTTAATTAGAATAAAAGCAAACTTATACCCACGAACAGAAAAAATTTATAAACATGGCTTACATATAGACAGACCGTTTAAATGTAAAACTGCTTTAATTTTTATGAATACTTGCGATGGATACACTTATTTAAAAAAAGCAGATAAAAAAATAATGTCTGTTGCTAACAGAGTCCTTCATTTTAATTCAAATGATGAACACCATAGCACTACAACAACTAATGCAAACGTGAGAATGACTGTTAATATAAATTATTTTTAGAAAGAATATATGATAGAACAAAAAATTAATTGGACTTTCCCTTACTGGGGTGCTTTCTTGTTTAAATCAAAAATTACAAAAGAATCTCTTAAAAAAATTTTAAAAAAATCAAACAAAAAAGTAAGATACAATAAAAATTTAGCAGGCCATATTGATGAAGAATTTGTATTTCCAACAGATGTTCTTAGTAAATATTTAACCCCTTATTTTGAAGCTTACACACTAGGAGCATCTAAGTTTTATAGTGAAAAAACTTTTAAAAATAAATATATAGAAATGACAGGCAAAGCTTGGATTAATTATATGAAAGCTGGTGAGTTCAATCCACCACATCATCACACAGACCATTTTTCGTTTGTGTTATATTTAAAAATACCTAAAGCATTAAAAAAAGAACATGAGAAATATGATGGAACTTCTACTGGTCCGGGGGGAATTGAATTTCAACTAGGTGAAGATCGTCCCTTTACTAATTCATCCTCTTATTTTTTTCCTGAAGAAGGAGACATTTTTATTTTTCCAGCTAACTTAAAACATTTTGTCTATCCTTTTAAATCAAAAGGAGATAGAATATCTATATCGGCAAATTTACTATTAAAGGATAAAACAGAATGAATTTAAAAAATTATTATTGGCTTTTTAAAGAAGACCCTTTTGAAAAAAATTTTGTTACAGACATAAAAAAAGAAGGTTTAACTTTACGAAAAAAACATGGTTTAGTTGGAGACCCAGAAGAACAAGGTAAAAAAAACCTTAAACAAAGAAAATCAAAAGTATCTTGGATAAATAGTCCTTTGTTGTATGGAAACATTAATCCTACAATTCATAAAGCAAATGCAAATGCAGGCTGGTATTTTCAATGGGATTGGAATGAATCTGTTCAATTTACAGAATACAAAAAAAACGATTTTTATGATTGGCATACTGATTCTCTACCAAGACCATATCCACAGGACCACAAATCAAAAGACTATATTGGTAAAATTAGAAAACTTAGTTCTATTGTATTGCTTTCAGAACCAGGAAAAGATTTTGAAGGTGGGGAACTAGAAATGGATTTTAGTACATGCGGAGGTCGAGGTAAACAAACTATAGATTTAAAAAAAGGTTCTTGTATTGTATTTCCTTCTTTTGTTAAACATAGAGTTAAACCTGTTACTAAAGGTACAAGACATAGTTTAGTTTTATGGCACCTTGGTTATCCATGGTGTTAATTCACGCACTGTTCGCTACCCCTGTTTATGTCACAGAATTAAATAGAAAACTTACCAGTAAAGAAACAAATTTTAAAAAAATAAAACAAATTAAAAATTATGGTAATTATAAATCTAATGATAGTTATATCCTTAACACCAAACAATTTAGTAATATTAAAAAAGAATTAGATATAGCTATTAAAGACTATTTTAATAAAATTATATCTCCTAAAAATAAGATAACACCCTATATTACACAATCATGGTTAAATTATACAAATACTAACGAACACCACCATAAACATAATCATCCAAATTCTCTAGTTTCAGGTATTCTTTATCTAAATGCTAATGAAAAATTTGATAAAGTAGAATTTTACAGAGATGATTATAATATGATTAAACCTGAAATAAAAAATTTTAATTTTTTTAACTCAGAATCTTGGTGGCTTCCTGTTAAAACAGGACAAATAATGTTGTTTCCTTCATCACTTAGCCATTCAGTATCAATAAAAAAAGGAACAAATAACAGAGTTAGTTTAGCTTTTAATGTTTTTATTAAAGGTGGGGTTGGTTCTTTAAATGATTTAACTAGATTAGTGCTATAGTAATTATTGAATTTTGTTATAATCTGTTATATTACCTACTAAACAGGATTTTATATGTTACAGAAACTAGGTTTTTTACCAGGATTTAATAAACAAGTCACATCTACAGGAGCTGAATCACAGTGGTACGCCTGAAAAAATAGGTGGTTGGTCTCAATTAGGAGACAGTAAATTAACTGGCGCAGCTAGAGGTTTGCATCACATGGTTAATAAAGAAGGTATTAAGTATTCTCTTATAGGAACTAATAGAATTTTGTATGCCTACACAGGGGATGTATATTATGATATTCATCCTTTAACTAATCCATCAGGTACAGCACTTACAAATGCATTTAGCACAACCAATGGTCAACCGACAGTAACTATTACTTTTGGCAGTGCACATAATTTTGAGACGGGTGATATAATTTTGTTTGGAGATACTTCTACATTTAGTGCAATTACAGGTTCTAATTTTGGTGCTGCAGATTTTTGTGATAAAAAATTTATGATTACTAGTATTATATCAGGAACAGAATTAACTATTACAATGCCTGGAAACGAAGGAGGAGCGGGAGCAACTACTTCTGGAGGTATAACTTATTTTCAATATTTTCACGTAGGTCCACCTGATCAAGTTGGAGTTTTTGGTTATGGTATTTCTCAATGGGGAGGTACTACTACAAATCCACAAACAACAACATTAAATGGATCATTAAATAATGATGCTGCTGGAACCGGGGGAACAGGAACTACAATTAATGTAGCCAGCACAACAGGGTTTCCAAGTGCAGGAACAAATATTATACAAGTAGGAACTGAAGAAATATCTTACACAGGAATTACATCTACAAGTTTTACTGGAATTAC